CTTCACCGAAAACACCTATTTACAGGATGACAACGTGTATCACTCAATAGATCTGAAAGACGCTACAGACAGGTTTCCAAGATTTCTCCAGGTTGCCGTCTTAGAGTCTCTGTATGGATCCAAAGTTGCTGAGGCATGAGAAAATATTATGTCTCAGGAATTTATGGACGCCCGTAGGGGGACTGCAGTTAGATATGCTGCAGGACAACCTATGGGTTCATACAGCTCATGACCTGTGTTTGCCCTAACTCATGGACTTCTAGTAAGTTATATAGAATCTAAGGTTGGGAACAAGCATTGTAATGAGTTCTTCATACTGGGTGATGACATTGTTATTTTGAATAATAATGTCGCGCACAAGTACAAGGAGATTCTTCACTCCCTAGGAGTAGAACTATCTCTCTCAAAAACATTGAGTAGTAAATACCTCTTTGAATTTGCTAAGAGATGATTCTACAAAGGAAATGAAGTATCCCCTTTCCCTATCAATGCTCTCCATGAGTCATTAACTTTCCCTCCCGGGTTAGTTGAGACTTTTAGGAGCGCACTTGTAAAAGGATGGGATATCACCAGCGGAGGAGACAGGCCCGAGTTATTGAAACATATCATAAGAGCCCATGGATATCATCCGGTTTTCACCAAGAAGATAATCCATGAGTATATGTTATGCGCATCACTACCTCGTAGTAATGAGACCAAGGAACACAGGTTCGCGAAGTTAGTTAGACTTCACCAACTTTGTGGTTCACAAATCTCGTGTGGTGCATGACTTGAACAGGTCACGCACAACACTCCTAATTTCGTTAGGAATGCTATTGAGTTAGTGTTGGAAGAGAATCTTCACAAAGTTCTCAAGGTGTTTAACATTCCCGAGGAATTTGATATAAACCTCGATGAAGGTGACTCACCAGGAGATCCTGAGAAGTTTGTCAACCAGGCCGCGGTCAATAACCAAACCGCCAATCCCGATGAAAGATCCAGTACATCTCAATGCATGCCGTTACTAGAGGTTATCAAAGTCTCTAGACAGCGAATGCTTGAGATGATAGGAGATGTTGGAGAGTCGATGGAACGCAAGAACCATCAATCAGTCTGAGAGGTACTTGAGACAAGTCTCAAGGAGTCTCCAGTCCTGAGTGTACTCTCCTCCAACGAGCTTTCAAAGGAAAGATCTCAGACTAGAA